TGTTTGATGCTTCAACAGATGACTTTTGTATTGAGTTAGGTGAAAACCAAAGTGGACATCACGACTATACATCATTTGGTGGATTAACAAATCCAGCGAGTTCTGGTGTAACTGGTGACATAATGTTTACTACAGTTGGTCATTCATCAGCAGATAGCTACACTATCATTATGCAGGTTAGAAAGAGCTATGACTAATGGCTAGAAAACGAGACAAACAACCCCCTAAGACCAAAAAGTATTTCCGCTCCACAAAAAGTGGGGCGGGAATGACTAAAGCGGGGGTTGCTCGTTACAGAAGAGAAAACCCAGGTAGTAAGTTAAAAACCGCTGTTACTGGTAAGGTAAAGCCTGGAAGTAAAGCCTCTAAAAGAAGAAAGTCTTTTTGTGCAAGGAGTGCTGGACAAATGAAAAAATTTCCTAAAGCAGCAAAGAATCCTAATAGTCGTTTAAGACAAGCAAGAAGAAGATGGAAGTGTTGACATGAAAGCAGACGAAGTTTTAAAGTTATTAGAAAAGCATGAGTCTGAGTGCAACAGACGTTATGAAAAAATAGAAAAGAGTTTAGATAAGTTAGATGTAAAAGTTTGGGGTTTAGCAGTTTTAATTGTTATTACTCCTTTTTTACATAAGATGATTTAAATGGTTATGGGAAGGTCGCAAATGGCACGACAAGTGTCAAAGCCTCCCCAAAAAAGAAAGTGGAGTAATGCGAGAAAGAGGAAAATCAATTGCAAACGACCTAAAGGATTTTCTGAAAAAGCACATTGTGCCTCTAAAAAAAGGAGAGGTTCTAAGAGCAAAAGGTGAGCCATTAAAGGATTGCCCACAATGTATGAAAAGAAAGTATTGGTGCACTTGTTGGAAAGTATTGAAAGGAAGATATTATGCCTAAAGACGCTTGTTATCACAAAGTAAAAGCTAGATATAGAGTTTTTCCATCAGCATATGCTTCAGGAGCTATTGCAAAATGCCGAAAGGTAGGAGCAGCTAATTACGGAACTGGTGGCAAAAAGAAAGCTAAAAAGAAGGCAGAAGGTGGTGTAATTGAGCTAAAAAATGGTGGTTCTGTGCCAAAAAGAACTCGTAAAAGAAAAACAAAAAATCCAAACATTGCACGAGGTTGTGGTGTGGTTATGAACAATAGAAGAAAAGTAACAAAGTTTAGATAATGGCTGTTCGTAAAACAAAAGCTGGTCTTGCTCTTAAACGATGGTTTAAAGAAGATTGGAAAGATCAAAGAACTGGTAAAAAGTGTGGTAGACAAAAAGGTGAAAAACGTGGAACTCCTTATTGTAGACCAACAAAACGCATTTCATCAAAGACACCTAAAACTGCATCCGAGATGTCTGCGTCAGAAAAAAGAAAGCGTATTGCACAGAAAAAAAGATTAGGTCAACCTTCAGGTAAGCCAAGAAGAGTTCAAGCAGCGAGGCGTAGAAAGAAAAAATGAGTTTAGAGCAAAAAATTTGTGATGAAATTAAATCTTGGTCTAAATATGCCTTAGAAATTCCTAACGAAAATTATAATAATTTACCATCATGTCCCTACGCAAAAGCCGCTTGGAAAAACAATAAAGTAGGTTTTGCATTAAAAACCACGAAAAATTACGATTTAGTTTATACTTTAATAAATAAATTCCATGATTCCAAAGATTTAGTAATAGTTATTGATCTGTGTTATGAAGATAATAAAATTTTTCATAACAACCTTACAAATTTAAATGAATTGATACATCAAAATAAATTCAACCAAAGAGATATTTGGTTAATGGGATTCCACCCTGATGACGACGTTAATGAACTTATAGATGATGGTTCTTTTGACGAAATTGTTAGTGAAGAATATTCTTTGATATTCGTACAAAGACTAAGTAAGCTTCAAGAAAGTGCAAATAAATTGAAGAAACTTGGATATTATGATAATTATTATAATAGGTACGATGTTAAAGACATTTATGAGCAACGTGAAAACTACTATAGGAGACTAAAATGGCAATGAGTCCAAGAAAAATGATGGCAATGTCTAAAGACATGGCTAAAGCAGCTAAAATGATGATGGGTGGCGAAGCAAAACCAAAAAAAATGAGAGGCGGTGGCATGACCAAAAAGATGCGTGGTGGTGGCATGGCTAAGAAAATGAGAAAAGGTGGTAAAGCCTAATGGCAACCTCAAGTTCTACTGATTTTGATTTAGATGTCGCAGAGTATATTGAGGAGGCTTTTGAAAGATGTGGTTTAGAAGCTAAAACTGGTTACGATTTGCAAACTGCTCGGCGTTCTATGAACATTATGTTAGCTGAGTGGGCAAATCGTGGCCTTAATCAATGGACTATTGAACAAAGGACACAAGCTCTTACGATAAATGATTCAGAATATAGTTTAGCAACTGATGTAATTGATATACTATCTTTAGTTGTTAGACGTAGTGGAACTGACTTTTCAATGACAAGAATAAGCAGAGATGCTTTTTTAAATTTACCAAACAAAACTTCTACTGGCAGACCCACACAATATTTTTTAGATAGGCAAATAACACCAAATCTAAAATTATTTCCTACGCCAGAAAACAGCACAGATGTTATTGTGTATGATGCTTTAACACGCATACAGGATGCAGATACGCAAGTCAATACTATGGAGGTGCCTTTTAGGTTTATACCTTGTTTGACTGCTGGATTGGCTTATTATATAGCAATGAAAAGAGCACCAGATAGAATACAATTTCTCAAAACTGTGTATGAAGAAGAGTTTGAAAGAGCAATGGCAGAGGATAGAGACAGATCTGCATTTAACGTATCTCCTAAATTAGATTATTATAAGGTGGGATAATGGCTTTTGCTAGTGGTAAATATGCTTACAGAATATCAGATAGGTCTGGGTTTAGATATAAATTAAAAGACACTCGAAAAGAATGGAATGGGTCTATTGTTGGCAAAGATGAATATGAAGAAAAGCATCCACAACTAGAACCAGTAAGAGTTCGTGCAGATAATCAAGCAATTAGAGATGCTAGACCAGACACGGAAGATGATGGAAAAAAATTCATTGTTTACACAAATACTGGATTAGGTAATATAGGAACATTACTTACGACATTTAGTGCAACGGCTTCAGTTGGAACAGTAACAGTGAGTACAACATGAGTTTTACATTAACAACATTAACGGCTTCAATACAAGAGTGGACTGAAAATGATGAATCAACTTTTGTAGCCGAGATTCCTTTTTTTATAAAAAATGCTGAAGAAAGAATATTTAAAGTTGTTGATTTAGACCTTTTTAGAAAAAATGTTACTGGAACAATGACAAGTGGTAACAAATTTTTAGAAAAACCATCTGATTACTTGGCAACTTTTTCTTTATCTTACGTAGATTCAAGTAGTCAAAATGTTTTTTTACTACAAAAAGATGTTAATTACATACAAGAGTTTACACCAAACTCAAGCACCACTGGTAGTCCTAGATTTTATTCATCTTTTGATGTTGATACATTCATAGTTGCACCAACTCCAGATTCTAGTTATGCCGTTGAATTACATTATTATTATAGACCTGCTTCGTTAACAACTGATGATTCTGGAAGCACTTGGATAAGCACAAACGCACCAGATGCTTTATTATATGCTACACTTGTAGAGGCATATACTTTTATGAAAGGTGAGTCAGACTTAATACAACTATATACTGCAAGATTTACAGAGGCTATAAGCAGACTTAAAGTATATGGTGAAGGACAAGAAAATACAGATGCTTTTAGGGAGGGTTTGGTCAGAGTTCCAAAACAATAGAGGGTAGCAAGATGAAAAACAAAAGCATAGCTATTGTTGCACTTGGCAATAGTTTTTCAGAATATATATTAGCAAAAATAAGAAGTGAAAAATTTGATGAGGTATGGACAATTAATTCTATGTCTGGTGTTATCTATCACGATAAGTGTTTTATGATGGACCCGCCCTCTAGGTTTTTGGATTCACCCAACGCTGGTAAACAAACAGATGTAATGACAGAAAGACTTTTAACTAAAAAGGATATACCAATATATTCTTGTTGTTTAGATAAAAGATGTCCTGACGTTGTAGAATATCCTTTACAAGAAGTAATACAAAAAACTGGCTATGCTTATTTTAATAACACAGTATCTTATTCGATAGGTTATGCAGTATCACAAAAAGTGTCAGATTTACATTTGTATGGAATAGATTTTACTCATAAAGATGTTGCTTTTGCAGAGGCAGGCAGAGCGTGTTGTGAATTTTGGTTAGCTATAGCTATTTCAAAAAAAATAAAAGTTCACATAGCTAATAGTTCATCTTTGCTAGATATGAATGTTCCAGACGATGAAAAACTTTATGGTTATCATAGACTTGACGATCCACTTGTTTCTACAACCACACAAGGTAATATGTTAATAACAAAAAAATCAAAGTTAGAACCGCCAGAACCACTTGATTCAAAACCTAATTTAATAGGTAGAGTTGATATACCTGGCATAAGTTATGAGGAGAAAAAAAATGCTTGATTTAGGATCAGGAACTGTTGGAAGTGTCAATATTAAAACATCACAAGGGGGTGGATTGACAAACGAGCAGATAGCAGACTTAGCTGTTGATAAGATAGCAGGTATATCAGATCAAGCTCCCCCTCATGTTAGGCAACAAGCTAAATTATTTAAAGAGCAACTTAAAGGAGTTTTGTATCATTATATATTATTGGCAAGAAGAGAGGAACGTGCTAGTATAATTCAAGTTCTAAGATCAAGCGGTCAAAAAGAAACCGCTGAATATATAAGGAGACTTTAATATGGCTATAGCACAAGCAATGTGTACTGCATTTAAACAAGAGTTATTGTTAGGCACACACAATTTTGCAACAAACGGAAATGCTTTTAAATTAGCGTTATATGCAGAAGGTGGTGGAGGCAAATCTTCCACAACTGCGACATTAGGAGCAGCAACGACTGCTTTTACGACAACTGGTGAAATTGCAAATAGTGGTTCTTATACTTCTGGTGGTGGCACTTTAACTAAAGTTGCACCGACAACTTCTGGAACAACTGCTTTTACAGATTTTGCTGACTTAAGTTTCACAACTGCAACAATTACCGCTATGGGTGCTTTAATTTATAATGACACTAATAGTGATAAAGCAGTTTGTGTGTTAGATTTTACATCTAATAAAACTTCAACATCTGGCACTTTCACAATTCAGTTTCCAACTGCTGATGCAAGTAATGCGATTATAAGGATAGCCTAAATGTCAAATTCTACCTTACAAGGTTGGGGTAGAGGCACATGGGGTCAAGGTCCTTGGAATGAAGAGATTGACGTTGTTGTTACTGGTGTTGTTGGTACAACTGCTTTAGGGACTCCAGATGGTATACCTGGTGTAAATGTTGCTGCAACAGGTGTTTCTGCAACCACTGCCATAAGTCAAACTGGTGCTAGTACAGTCACTTTCACTGTTACTGTTGTTTCTGGCAACCCTTCAAATCATCCATATTACAATCAAGGATCAACAAATAAGTATGCCATTGGTGGATCGACAGCTACTTCTGATGTTACTTTAACTTTATATGAGGGTAATACTTATAGATTTAATCAAGATGACAGTAGTAATGATGGTCATCCAATTAATCTTTATGAGGATAAAGACAAAAATACAAGATACACTAGTGGTGTAAGTTACAATATAGATGGTTCATCTGTTTCTCAGTCATCTTACGTTGACACCACTACTTTTAATGCAGGCACAACTAGATATGTAGAAATAACTGTTCCAGACGGAGCACCTACATTGCATTATCAATGTTACAACCATGCTCTCATGGGTTATTTTGGAAATACTCTTGGTATTCCTAACATAGCAACAACAACTGGAGCATCTGTTACTGGAAATGTTGGAACAACTGCATTAGGCTCAGAGTCTGTTGTGGCTAGTGTTGACGTTAGTGTCACCTTAGATGCTGCACAAGCACAACAATCTAGTGTTGTCACAGTGCCACAATGTGTGGTATCTTTAACGGGAGTAAGTGCTACTGGTGGCACTGGAGAGGAATTAGTATATAGTTTAATAGTTCCAAATCAAACAGCTAACTGGCAAGAGGTCGCATAATGGCAAGTACATTTGTAAACAATTTGAGACTCGAAGAAATGAATACTGGCGAGCAGTCAGGACAATGGGGTACTAAAACCAACACAAACTTAGAACTTATAGGTGAGGCTTTAGGTTTTGGCACGGAGGCCATAACTAATAACGCTAATACTCATGCAACGACAGTGGCAGATGCAACTTCTGATGCAGGAAGAGCAATATATATCTCATATACTGGAGCTTTGGATTCTGATTGCACCATTACTATAGGTCCAGACACCATGAAACGAGTTCATATAATAAAAAATGCAACTACCGATAGTGGTAGTTCAGGTCCATATAATATTCTTATAAAACAAGGATCAGGTGCTGGAGCAGCAGTCACCATACCAAACGGAGATACTAAAATTGTTTCATTAGATGGTGGTGGCAGTGGTGCTATAGTTACAGATGTTTTAGATTCATTAAGTGTAATTGATCTAAAAGTGCAAGATGACCTTACAGTATCAGATGATTTATTATTATCTAGTGATAGTGCTGTAGTCAAGTTTGGTGCAGATGCAGACACTACCTTAACACATACAGATGGCACTGGACTTACTTTAAATGGCACAAATAAACTTACGTTTGGTGATACAGCTAGTTTTGTACATCAAAGCTCAGATGGTGTTTTGACAGTAGATGGTGAAGCAACTATTGATTTAAATGCCTCAACGGCAGTTCTTATAAGTAATGATTTAAAATTAGATAGTGATGCAGCAGTGTTAGGTTTTGGTGTTAACAACGATGTAACTTTAACTCATGTGCATGACACTGCTTTATTATTAAATGACGCAATAAAAATGACTTTTAGAGATAGTGCTTTGTCTGTAAGTTCAAGCACAGATGGACAACTTGATGTAGATGCAGATACAGAGGTAGAAATTACTGCACCCACAATAGACCTAACTGCATCAACTAAGGTTACAGTTAGTAACGATGTTGAGGTTACTGGCAGATCTGTAGGTGTAACAGTTACGGCAGAAAACGATGGTAGTTTTGATTTAGCAGTTGGCAATGATTTTACTTGCACCACCACTGGTAATACAGAAATAACATTTAGTAATGCTGCTGCTGGACAATCTGGTAACATTAAGTTTGTAAATGGTGGTAATCATACAATAACTGCAAATGCACTTGTTGCAATAAACGCAGATGTATTAACCACGATATCTGCAAGTGGAACATATCATTTAGCTTATTTTTGTACAGCAGCAAGTGGAAGCAACACTATTTTAGTTTCAGCATCGGCAATATTAACATAAGGTTGATTTATGAGTATAATAAAAGCAAATGGTGCAGGAGATCAAGACACAGGGTTCTATAATGGTGTAGCAACTCAATCAGTCAGATTTAATGGTGCGGCTGAACACACCACTTTGAAACGTACAATAGGAAGTAGTGGTGGCAGCAGAAGAAAAGCTGTTTATAGTTGGTGGATGAAAGGTGAACTAGACACTGGATCTCCATATTTTTGGTCTAAAGGTACAGGTGGTGGTGTAGCTGATATATTATCATTTAGTCTTGGAAATGAGAAAATTCAAGTATTAGAGTATGTTGGAGACAGTAATACAATGAATTTAACCACTAATAGATTATTTAGAGACTATAATGCGTGGTATCACATAGTTCTTGCTTTTGATTCTACTCAAGCGACTGCATCTAATAGACTTTTACTGTATGTAAATGGTATTCAAGAAACATCGTTTGCAACTGCTAGTTATGTAAGTCAAAATCACGATCATGTGTTTGGTTGGTATCAAACTGGTAATGCAGGATCAACGATTGAAAGAATTGCCGCTTACGAAGGTACATATTACAGTGGTGATACAGATGGTGATCCTAATTCAAGATTTAATGGTTATATGTCTGAATGGAATCATATAGATGGATTATCATTTTTTTCTGATACAAGTGGAACAGCAAACACCTCTTTTAATATAAACTCTTTTGGTGAATTTAAAAATGGAATCTGGATACCTATAAAATATACTGGTTCTTATGGCAATGAGGGTTGGAGACTAGAATTTAAAGAAACTGGAGTTGGCACTGCATCATCTAGTACAATAGGTGCTGATACTAGTGGTAATACTAATCATTGGACATCAACTGGTTTAGCCGCAGAAGATTGTAATTTACCAGATAGTCCAGAAAACAGTTTTGCAACAATGAATCATTTAGTTAATGGTTACGCAAACAATATGACTATGAGAGAAGGCAACTTGGCATTGATTCCGACAAATGTTGGCTCATCATACACTGTTGCTCTTGGTAATTTTTTAATGTCATCTGGAAAATGGTATTTTGAAGCCACTTGTGCAGATTGGAATAACTATTGTATGGTAGGAATTGCGAGGGAAACTACTGATATTTCAAGTTCAGGAACTGCCTATGGTCAAACTGGTGTAATTGCTTATGGAACTCAAGGTGAAGTTTATAATGAAAGTGCGAGTTCAAGTGGCTCATATACAGATTTTCTTGACCAAGAAGTTATAGGTGTCGCAGTTGATATGGATTCAAGTACAAGAACAGTAAAATTTTATAATAACAATTCTTTAATAGCTACGTTCAATTTAAGTTCTGCTTTTGATGGTTTAGGTGTTGTTCCTCTTGTAAGTATAGGACCCAGTTTAACAGTAAAAATGAATTTTGGTGCTGACTCTTCTTTTAGTGGCACTAAAACAAGTGGTTCAAATGAAGCTCAGGATGGGAATGGAATTGGCGATTTTTTCTATGCACCACCATCAGGATATCTTGCTTGTTGCACGACAAACCTTGCAGAGCCAACTCTGGGCCCGAATTCTGATAATAATACAACTGATTTTTTTACAACAACTTATTATGCAGGAACTAATGATGCAACAAGAACTTTTGATCTAGGCTTTGTAAGTGATTGGGCTTGGTTTAAAGCAGATTCAAGTGGTTATGGGCATCAGTTATATGATAGTTCAAGAGGTGTACAAAAGTATTTACTCAGTAACACAACTGGAGCAGAAGTAACAAATTCAGAGGGAGTCCTTGATTTTGATGATAGTGGTAATCTTTTAAAAATAGGAACTGATGCTTTTTTAAATGAAAGTGGCACAAGTGTTTCTTTATGGACTTGGAGAATAAATGGTGGAACTACAGCAACAAATTCAAATGGATCAGCAAATTCAACAGTACAAGTAAATACAACTGTAGGAATGTCGCTAGTTTTATATACTGGTAATTCAACTGGATCAGGATCAGAACAAACTATTGGTCATGGTTTAGGTGCTATACCTGACGTAATAATGTTTAAAAGTAGAACTTATGCTAGTCAGAATTGGTATATTCATCACAAAGGATTAGCTAATGGAGTAACAACTCATGTAGAATTAGATACTAATGATCTAGAACATGGTGATGCTGATTATATGAATGAAGTAGCTCCAACTTCATCTGTTTTTAGTTTAGGACATAACTATACAACTAATAAAAGTGGAGAATCATATATAGCTTATTGTTTCAAGAGTGTTGAAGGTTATTCAAAGTATGGTAGTTTTATTGGAAACGGCTCTACAGATGGTACGTTTGTCTATTTAGGATTCAGACCCCAACTCATCATAGCCAAATGTAGTAGTCATTCAGGTTCTTGGCATATGGTAGATGCAACTAGAGACTATAATCCAATTGGATATTACAATACTGATAATGCTGATGCTTATGGAGACTATGCTCACTATGACATTTTATCAAATGGATTTAAAGTAAGAGATAATGGCTCAGAGAGTAACAGAGATGGAGGCACATTTATCTACATGGCTTGGGCGAATAGTCCTTTTAAGTACGCAAACGCAAGATAGGAGAAAACAATGGCTTGGAAACACAATGGAAGAATTATACAAGTAGGTAAAGCATGGGTGAGTGATGATAACACTAAATATCCAAGACAATGGAATAATCTTACTGATTCAGAGAAAAAATCTGCTGGACTTGTTTGGGAAGATGACCCAGTAGTAGAGACTTTTGATGAAAGATTTTACAAATCAAAAGATGTTGAGAAAAAACTTGCAGATGAAAACGTAGTTGATGCTGATGGTAAGGCAGTTATTGATATAAGAACAGGCAAACAAGCAGTTGATCTTGGTCTTAAATCTATATGGATTAAAAAAACAAAAGACCAAACTAACTATTTACTTTCTTTTTCAGACTGGGAAGTTACGAGAAAAGCCGAAAAAGGAACTGCGATAGCTAGTGCAACATCTACATATAGAGATAAAGTTAGAACTGCTTGTGATACAATAGAAACAAAAATTAATAATTGTAGTAACTTAAATGAATTTAAAGCCTTGTTTGATGTGCCAGTAGACAGTGATGGTAAAGTAACAGGTAATCCACCTATATATGATTTTCCTGATGAGGTTTAATAATGCCCATAACGTCTTTAAAGTTCAGACCCGGCATAAACAAAGAAACAACATCTTATTCTAACAAAGGTGGTTGGAATGATTGCGATCTTGTTCGTTTTCGTTTTGGATATCCAGAAAAGTTAGGTGGTTGGGAAAAATATTCAATAGTAACTTTTTTAGGGTCATCAAGATCACTTCATGCTTGGGCAAATCTTCAAGGCAATAGTTATCTTGGTATAGGCACGGAAATAAAGTTTTATATTGAAGAATCACAAGGTTATAACGACATCACGCCACTTAGACGTAAAGTAGTAAATGGTGTAACTGTCTTTGATTTAGGTGGTTTAGCAGTTACATCTGTTGTATCTGGAAATGCAGGAACTGGTCAAATAGGAACTGTTATTGTTCTTGGCTCACAAGATGTTCCTGTCTTAGCAAGAAATCCAGACTCTGGGGAACTTTCAATAGCAACTGGAGAAGTGGGTACAGTTACAATAGATATTCCACCAACTACTGCTAATTTAGCTATGACAACGGCAGTAGGTAATGTAACTGTATCTATAACCAATGAATCAACTGTCAGTGTAGGTGGCTCTTAATATGGCAATAACTTTTACATCTGCAACTGATAGCACAAGTGTTACTGTAAATGATTCCTCTCATGGAGCTATAGCAGGAGATTTTGTAACTTTTAGTAATGCGGCTACAGGCAACTCGTCTTTAAATACTCAATTAAATAATGAGTTTTCTATAACATTAGTTACTGATTCAAACAGTTACGTTATTACTTTAAGTTCTAATGCCGCTGCTGCTTTATCTAGTGCTGGTTCAGCAGATGCAGAATATCAACTTAATGTGGGAATAAATACTGTTGTGCCTGGAGATGGATGGGGTGCAGGTACTTGGGGAGCAGATGGATGGGGTTCTGCTTCAGGTGAAACTGCTGGTGGTGGTACTTTGCGTTTATGGTCGCAAGATAATTTTGGCGAAGATTTAATATTTAATCAGAGAGATGGTTTTGTTTTTTATTGGGACAAAACTCTTGGAACTAGTGCAAGAGCAAAAAATTTGATTGAATTGTCAGATGCTGCACCGACTAAGTCTCGTAAAGTAATTGTATCTGAAAGAGATCGTCATGTAATTTGTTTTGGTGCAAATCCTATAGGTGAGGCAGTTCAAGACAGATTGCTTGTTCGTTTTAGTTCACAAGAAAATCCATTTTTATGGACACCAACAGCTACAAATACTGCTGGTGATTTAAGAATTGGCTCTGGATCAGAAATTATTACTGCCGTAAAAACCAGACGAGAGATGATTGTTTTAACAGATTCATCTGTGCATAGTATGCAATTTATAGGACCTCCATTTACTTTTGGTATTAATCAATTAGCGAGTGCCATAACAGTTAGAGGTTTTAATTCAGCAGTTGCGGTAGGTGATAGTGTATTTTGGATGGGATATGATAGATTTTATGTTTATGATGGTCGTGTTCAAGTAATTCCTTGTTCTGTAAGAGATCATGTGTTTAAAGATTTTAATGAAACACAATCTGATAAAGTTTATGCAGGTATAAATTCAGCTTTTGGTGAAGTGTTTTGGTTTTATCCATCTGAAACTAATTCTGGTGCTAATGGTGGTACAGATGAAAATGACAGATATGTAGTGTACAACTACGATCAAAAAATATGGTATGTAGGTAATCTTGCAAGATCATCTTGGGTAGATAGAGGTGTTTATCAATATCCTATGGCTACAGATTCTAATCTTGTATACAACCATGAAAAAGGCAATGATAATGATGGCACTGCATTTACATCATTTATTGAGTCAAGTCCGATTGACATACAAGATGGAGATCAATTTGTGTTTTTAAGAAGAATGATACCAGATGTTAGTTTCGATAATAGTGATACTGGAATTAGCAATGACAACAAACAAGCGATATTCTCATTGAAAGCACAAAGAAGTCCCGCAGGTGGATTTATCAAAACATCCACAAATACTGTAACTTCTTCTACACAATTAAATCATCTAAGATTGCGTGGAAGATCTTTTGGATTAAGAGTCGAGAGTACAACGCAAGGTGTTAATTGGAGATTAGGAACAAATAGGGTTGATATAAGAGCGGATGGTGACAGATGAGTAGACAATTAGTACCACCAAATTTTTCTTTGCCACCAGATGAATATGATGTGCAGTATTTTAACGAAATGGTTAGAAGTTTGAGTCAACTTGTAACACAATTGCAAAATCCTGGAGAGCTAAGAGGTACTAAGATTACTTTGACGGATTTGCCTACAAGTGATACAGATTTAGAGGTAGGTGCTTTATTTAACGATAATGGGACTATAAAAGTTAAGACATAGACGAATAAATAAAATTGAGGTAAGATAATTACATGAGTTTAGGTGATTTATTAAAAAACTTAGCTCCGATAGCTATAAGTGCATTTGCTGGACCTGCAGTAGGTCAAGGCATTGGTCAATTATTTGGAACCTCTGCAATGAATCCTTTTATTTCAAGAGCACTAACTGGTGCGGTCACATCAAAGCTAATGGGTGGTAAAAGTAAAGATGCTGTTAGAAACGCTCTACTTGCTGGTGTTGGCGGCATGGCTTTTGATAATTTTACTGGACAAGAAAATATTGCGTCAGACGTTGCAAATACACAAAACGTAAGAAGATCACTTGATCAAGGAATATCTCGTAATCAAGCAATTGATGAAGTGGCAAAAAATGCATCACTGCCAACCGAACAAGCAACAAAAAAAATAGCAGAGGCTTTTAAACCCAAAACATTTAGTGGTGAGTTGTTACAAGCTGCTGGAGTGGGCGAAGATAATTTGTTGGCTCGTCTTCTAAATACAAGAATGGGCGAGGGTTTGACTGCAGGATTACTTGCACAATTACTTGCTGGAGATGATGAGGAAGATACAAGAAGAGAGTTTGAAAGAAGACCATTTGGACAAGGAGGGCCAGGAGGTCAACTTGGTGGTATTAGGTTTGCCGCGGATGGAGGTCCTAGTGATCCTATGAGTTTTCCTAGAAGAAATGGTGGAATAGACCCATCAGAGGGTTCTGGAACAAAAGATGATGTTCCAGCTATGTTAATGGCTGGAGAATTTGTCTTAACTAAGGATGCCGTAAAAGGTTTAGGTGATGGCAATCAACGTAGAGGAATACAAAGAGCCTATAATATGATGGATAACTTGGAGGCTAGAGCATAATGGCAGTGCAAACAGTTGAAAATATACAAAGATTACCACCATTTTTAGAGGGTTTGCAAAAACGTCTCTTACAAACTGGTTTTGGAACTTTTGATGGAGCAACACAAACTGCTCCGGGATTATTAGATAGACCTTTAGGATTGCCTGGATTTCAAATTGCAGGAGCAGATCCTTTACAAGATAAAGCCACGCAACTTGGCGAACAGATGGTTGGAGCTTATCAACCTTTTTTAAGAGGTGCGGCAGATCAATCACTAGCAGCACAACAAGCTTTAACTAGTGGTTTAGGTTTTTTACAACCTGAATCAATTAAAAGATTTCAAGATCCATTTCAAGAGCAAGTTATTGATGTGGCAATGCGTCAACTTAACAGACAAGCCGACATGAGAAGAGCAGGAGCAGATGCCGCCGCGGTGAGATCTGGTGCTTTTGGTGGATCAAGAGAGGGTGTGCAGAGAGCAGAAACAGAGAGAGGTTTGCAACAAGTTAAAGGTGACACTTTGTCAAGACTGTTATCACAAGGCTTTGGACAGGCTCTCAAAGCGTCACAAGATGCAGGAAGATTGTCTGGTGGTATTGGTCAAGCATTTGGAACATTAGCAGGCACAACAAGTGATTTAGGGCGTTTACAACAAGCTTTAGGTCAAGCAGATGTATCACAATTATCACAGTTGGGTGCTTTAAGGCAAAGACAACAACAAGCAGGACTTGATGCACAAAGAGCTAACTTAATGCAACAAGCACAAGAGCCTTTTACAAGATTGCAAATTGGTCAAAATTTATTACAAGGTATGCCAAGTGCAAGTATTCCATCTACATTTCAACAAGCTACAACGCCAGGTGCAAATCCATTTTTACAAGGTGTAGGTGCATATACAACATTATCACAAATAGCACCATTTGGTGGTGCTACAGCTACAAGAGGCTAAGATGGCACCAAAACAAGGCTTAAATCTTGGAGATACAGACACTTTACTAACAAGTTTAGGATTACCGACTCAACCTAAAACATTTGCAGAATTGTCTAAAGTGTATGGACAAGGTATTCTAGGTAAAGGACCTTTAAAAGATAAATTTATACCACCTGTTGGAAGATTTAAAACTGTTCCCGGACAATCTAGGGGTATGGGAATTTTAAAAGATTTAGGAAATGTAGGTTTAAGTGGTGTTGATTTGTTAAATCAAGCTATTGGTGGTATTAGTGCTGTTACAAATCCAGCAGGTAATATTATTGGTGATTACTTATCTCAAGTTGATCCAGAAGCATTTAAAATGCAGACCGAGGGAATTGGTGCTGGTCCTGAGTTATTTCTTCCCGGACAAGATCAAGAATTAAAAGGTAATATTGGTGCAAAGTCAATGGCAGAAGTTCCGGGTATGGACATTTTTACACAACAAGGACAAGATCGTTTGACATCTGAAACATCAGAGGCAATTAAAGATTTAATAGGTAAAAGTGTTGGTGATGTAGGTGCCTTTGATCCACAAGGTGAGGTTGATCAAGCAACTGTAGATAAAATAAAAGAACAACAACAAGCAGAAACAGACAAAAAAGATATTGCTCCAGACCCTTTCTTTGATGGCGATGAGGGCGATGGAACTGGAGAAGATACAACAACCGAAGTTGAAGGTGCAGATACTGCGGCTAAAAAAGCAACTGTTAAAGCCTTAGACTCATTTCTAGCAGAGGCAAAACCGGGAATAAGTCCTAAAACATTTGATGAATACATTAACGAGTTTGGAGAAGCTACTGGATTAGATGTATCTGGTGAGGCAGATACAAAACAAGCACTCATGTCTTTTGGATTAGCACTTATGCAAAATAGAGCGGGTAAAGGCTTTGATATTAGCAAGATACTTACATCTGTTGGTGAGGCAGGCGAGGCTGCAATGCCAGACTTTAGAAAAGCAGTGACAGAGGCAAAAGCAATTAGAGCTAAAGCGGGTGCTTATGCTTTAAGTAAACGTGATGAAGATAAAAAACTTGCTATGAATAAAAAAGCTTACTTTGTTATACCAAAGGGAGATGGCACTGCTAATACAATTACTAGTATGATAGCAGGTGGTAAAGGCAGATTGACTAGATTAAACAGTTATGAACTTAACAGTTTAGACAACAACGCAGATTTTAGTAAGCAATTTGAAATTGTAGACGCAGATTTTTATAAAGATTATGCAAAAGCTGCCATTAATGCAGCAGGTAAAAAGAAGTTTTACCAAAGCAAAGCCGTAGATGTGCCTTTGTTTGCTGAAGCACCAAAGGGCTTAAGTTTTAAAGCACAACTAATAGATGGTAATGTTGCACCTGCTGGCACTGCACCATTATTTATTGATAGTAGCAAAAGAGTTGTTGGCATGATCCAAAATATGGAAAGAAAAGTTGATTATAATGCTAAACAATTTGAAGAGTTAGCAAACTTATTAAATGAAACAGATGTAGATATATTAGATCAAAGTAGATCTGCTATTAAACAGACATTAAGAAATTTTGGATTAAACATCGGTGATACAGATCCCGTTAAGAAAATTAAAACAATTATGCAAAGATTACAAGCAACCAACGCGGCAGAAATTTTACAAGAATCTGGAAAGACATTATCAGACGCAGATAGAAAATTTGTTAGAGAAATTGTTGGTGATGTTAATTTCTTAGAAGGTGATGAGGCTGTGCTTAGAGGTAAGTTAAGCAACTTGTTTAATGTTATTGTTAAGAGAGGTAGAGAGAATATTAAAGACGCTTATGACACTTTAGGAGCTCATGGTGTTAATATCGATAGAACTAACATTACTGCACAAGGAACCACTATGGTCAAAGGTGAAGATAATGTATTTAGATTTAAAGTACAAGGCACAACATAATGGCAATTATTAATGTTGAGACACCTCAAGGAATAGTCAAAGTTGAGATTGCTGGAGATACTCCTACAGAACAAGAAACAAATGCAATTCGTTCTCAATTTTTTGCAACACCAGATAAAACCGAACAAACTTTTGAGGATTTGTTAGCACAATCAGCCAAAAAAACTCCTCAAGGTCAACCAATACAAGCGAATTTTGACACAAAATCTGGCATACAAGATGCAGGATTAAGAGCCTTACTGTCTAGTGCAGAAAACAATGCAGAAGAAGAGAATATTCTTGCCACACAAGGTTTTAGTAGAGAAGATTACACAAGAGATAATAGAGGTAGATTAGCATTAACGCCTAGTGGTGCTAGAAAAGTTGGTGTTGAGACAGATAAAAATGTCCTTATTGATGAAGAAGGTTTTAGCAGAAACGATCTATCTGATTTAGCAGGCATTATACCAGAACTTGGATTTGGTATTACTGGTGCAATTAAAGGTGCTGCAGTTGGATCAACAATAGCTCCTGGCATTGGAACATTGCTTGGTGGAGCAATTGGTGCATTTATCGGTGGTGGTGGTGGCTCTCTTGTAGAAGAAGCTATCGAGGGCATTGCTGGTGTTTCCGAACAAACTGCTGGAGAAATTGCAACAGATGCATTGGTTGAGGGTGGTATAGCTGCAGGTGGCGAACTCTTGTTCGGCATACCTTTATTAGCTTACCGAGCTATAGCTCCATCTGGTAAAAAATTTATACAAGAGGCAAGTAAAGAAGATTTAAGGATTACTGCCGAGGGTATTAAAAGAGGTTTAGAGCCTACTATTGCACAAATAAAAGGTAGACCTATTGCAGCCAAGTTCCAACAATTACAAGAAAGTGTATTAGGTGGATCACCAAGAACACAAAAAATAGCGGAAGCTATGGAAAAAGAGATAGGTGAACTAAACAAGCTTATAAGTCAAGGTGTGACAGAAGGTAGTGAAAAATCAGCTGGTGAGTTGTTTATTGAGTTTGAAAAAAAGTTTGGTAAAGAATTAGCTAAAAAACAAACACAAGCTTATGGATCAATTATGAGTGCTCTAAAACAGTCTGCCGATAATTTAGCAGGTGGTTTAGAGCGTAATCAACTTATAGATGATAATGTTTTTAACTTTGTGCAACAATCTGCAAAGAACTTTGAAAATACTATGTCACAACAATGGGCTACTATAAATGAGGTCATTGAGACATCTATTGGTGATGCTAGAATTATACCTACTACCTTAGTTAAAGAAGTTGCAGATGTGGCAGAGAAAAAATTTGCAAAAGCAGGAACTGGCAGACTGTCTACTGAAGAAGGAACAGTAGGTCTAAATCTAGTAGAAGAATTAAGAGCGTTAGGTGACAAAGCATCTTTTACAGACGCATACCAATTAAGAAGAAAACTTTGGGATCTTAAAAATGCACCAAAGACAGAGGCAGAATTAACACAAAAAGCTATTATTGATGGATCTAAAAATTTATCTGATGCGTGGGATAGTGCAATCAAAACAGTTGACAACTTACTTATGGATACAAATATTACCGCTTTGACAGATGATATTACTAAACAACTAGGTTCAGAGGCGTTTAATAAGATTAAAGTTGCATCTAAGTTATTACCAACAGCAAGAAAACAATTTAGAGAGGGTACAAAATTATATGATGATATATCCACAACTTTAGGATCAAAAGATTTAGTATCTCAAATGAGAAGTGGAGCTTTTGACATCACAAGACCTGGAGCTTTGTCTGGATTAACTCAAAAAGTTATTGGTAAGGGTGGCACACCTACTGGTCTAAAGAGATTAAAAAAAGCGTTAGATGACACGCAATATAATCAAATAAAAGGTCAGATGGGTAGAGATTGGTTGCAAAGTGCCTTAACCAAAACTGGCTTCGCATCAATCAAGCCAACAAATTTTAAACCAAATGAATTTATAAAGTCATTAGATGATTTAGGTGAAACTGGCGTAGAGTTATATGGTAGGGCAGAATACAATAGATTAAAGCAAGTTGCCAAAGGTTTTGAGGACTTAAAACTAACAAACATTGATGAAGAAGTTTTATCTAACGCTGTTGCACAAGGTTTGGATCAAGGTGTGGCTACTGCTATGCGTGGTGCTTTAGAAACATTACAAGAAACATCAAGATTAAGAGATAGAAGTGTTTTTACTAAAATTAGAGAGAATAAGCTTGATCCAGAAGAAGCAGTAGATTTTGTAATGGCACCAGGCACGACTCGTGGTGACATTAGAGCTGTTATGGAGTTTTTTAAAGACAGTCCTGCAGAGTTAAAAACTATTAGAGGCACTTATGTAGAAAATATGCTTGATAATGTTGGTGCAGTAACAAACGCTGATAGTATGAAACAATTGGCTAAAAACATTGCAAGAGCAGATAAGAGCAATAAGTTAGACATAGTATTTCCTAATGTTGGAGAAACTGCTGGTCAAGCACAGAACATTAGAGATTTTGGAAAAATATTAAACAGAATATCATCAAACATTCCAAAAGGTGATTTGGTTGCTCAAGGTATATTGGCAAACATATTCAACAATGTTGGAAGAATTGCAAAAATGTTTGTTCTTGGTCAACTATTTACTGGTAAAAAAGCTATGAAAGAAATAGTTGAGGCTGCTAAAAAATTAGATGATACTGCTAGTCCAACTGCTGAACAACAAAGAGTATTTTTAGACGCTGTGGCTAACGCCTTTAGACCTGGACAAGCAACAACACAAGTAATTCAAGAGGGTGTAAGGGACACATCAAATCAATTACAAGCTTTATCTGAGAGTAGTGGCATAAATCAAGCAGTTGGTAACATTGTAGGTCAAACGACTAATCAGATTAGAAATGTGCAACCAGTAAATCCAAACACTGCTGTTGGAAGTATAGATGTAACGAGTCCAGGTACTGGAGCGGCTTTAGGATTGACACCAACAGATCAAGCAATAGCAGCTAGACGTAAGCCTCAATCACCACTATCAGCTAATATGGAACAATTTGGAGAATTATTTAATAGATGAACATAGATGAGTTAAGAGAAGAAATAGCCACTGATGAGGGCAAGGTCATGTCCGTGTACCTTGACCACCTTAACCTACCAACGCTAGGAATCGGCCACCTTATAAATGAGTGGGATGAGGAGTATGGCAAACCAGTTGGTACAGAAGTATCAGAAGAGAGAGTTAACGAGTTGTTTGCAAAAGATATTGAAACAACAATATCAGAGTGCAAAGAGTTATTTGAAAACTTTGATAATCTACCAAATGAAGTACAAAAAATATGTGCAAACATGATGTTTAATATGGGCAGACCTAGATTAAGTGGCTTTAAAAAATTTCGTGCTGCAATAGCGAACAAAAACTGGCAAGAATGTGCCGTTCAGATGGAAGACAGCCGTTGGCACAAACAGGTAACAAATAGAGCGAATCGCCTAATTTCAAGAATGAGAGCGGTCGAGGGTACCTAATCCCAAAGTCTTGACGTTACTATTTAAATCTTGTTTTTCATATTCTTTATCAACTAATAATCCAATCTGTTGACGTATATTTCTACGCTCTTTATCGCATATAGCTTTAAGTTTGTTGTAAGTTGGAATGTCTATTCCTATTGACTTGAATTTTGATGTGTCTGTCATTATACTACCTCCATGACCTATACATACCCATTTATACCCAAAAAAAATAGAACAAGCAACAACAAGTATTTTGCAAAGAAAACAATTGCTATGGGATTAAAGTTTGATAGCAGATGGGAAGCAGAGCGTTGGGGTCAATTAAAAGCTATGGAAAGAGCTGGTGTAGTAACACAATTGGAACGTCAAATTAAATATGAGTTAAGTATTAATGACGTAAAAATTTGTGATTATATCGCAGATTTTAGATATCTACTTGAAGAAGAAGATGGGTTATCAAGATTAGTTATAGAAGATGCAAAAGGCATTCAAACACCAGAGTTTCGTCTGAAAAAGAAGATGATGAAAGCCATACACGATATAGATATTTATCTTTCTTTCAAAAAAAAATAATAAAGTTTATTGACAACTAGGTTATGTGTGCCTATGTTACAGGTATCTAGTGTCTATTTTGTATAAAGAGAAAGGAATAATTATGGATTTAGATTTTTTACATATGCCTTTGCAGGATTTGTTCAAGTATCGTGAGGACTTGAAGAACCAAATCCAAGCGTTAAAGGATAAACAAGCTCATCTTAATGATGATCTTGCAATTAGGTTTGGCAACACTGCAAGAAATAAACTTGCAGATGATGGCAAAGATTATGGCTCTGTAACATTACATGAGCATGGCTATAAAGTTAAAGTTAGCTTGAGGCAAAAAGTTACTTGGGATCAAGAGGGTCTTGCACAGTCTTTGATGGATATGAATCAAGATGATGCAAGGCACTATGCTAAGATTACTTATGGCATTGATGAGCGTAAGTATAACAATGCACCTCCTGCTATCAAAGCAAAACTACAAGAACACAGAACTGTAGAACTTACTGGTACATCTGTGGATATTACGGAGGATAATAATGACTCTTAAGATTATTACTGCTGATGAAAGATTATCAGAAAAGCGTGGTCATAAGGTTGTGGTTTGTGGTCAAAGTGGTGTGGGTAAGACAACTCTTGCTCGCACTCTTGACCCTGATACTACTTTGTTTATGGACTTAGAGGCTGGTGATGCGGCTATTGAGAGATGGCCTATTGACGTTATTAGACCAAAAACTTGGGAAGAGTGCAGAGATTTTGCATGTTTCTTAGGTGGTCCTAATCCAGCTTTAACACCAGAGCAACCATATTCAGTTGTGGAATATGAAAGAGTTTCACAAATGTATGGCGACTCAATTGAAATGATGAAGAAGTATGACTCAATCTTTGTAGATAGTATTACTGTGGCAGGTAGATTGTGCTTTCAATATTGTTTAGGACACCCTGATAATAAATCAGATAGGACTGGCAAGATTGATACAAGAGCTGTTTATGGTATGCAAGGTCGTGAGATGATGTCATGGCTAACACATCTACAACATATTAGGTCTAAGAATGTTGTCTTTGTTGGCATCTTAGATGAAAAGGTTGATGACTATGGTAGAACTTTGTATGAGTTGCAAATTGAAGGTTCTAAGACTGGTCGTGAGTTACCTGGTATTGTAGATGAAGTTATTACTATGGCAGTAATGCCAAGTGAAGAACATGGGCCATATAGAGCCTTTGTATGTCAAACACTTAACCAATGGGGTTATCCAGCAAAAGATAGATCTGGTCAATTAGAAGTAATTGAAGAACCACATCTTGGTAAGCTATTGGCAAAAATCAGTGGTAGGTCAAGCGGAGAAAGGGATTTAAACTTCGTTGACCCTAATGCAATCAAATCTAGCGAAAAAGGAGATACTAAATGATTGATTTTAATGAAGTCCCAACTGGTGGTGGCGGCGGGGGAGATTTTGAATTAATCCCTGCTGGTACTGTAGCTCGTGTTATTTTAACTATGAAAAGGGGTTCTGAAGTTATCCCTGATTACTCAACACAACCTATGTTCAAGCAAGGTCAAACTGGTACTAAGTGGCTTGAGTGTGAGTTTACTGTTGTTGGTGGCAAGTATGACAAACGTAAGTTTTGGCAAAATATCATGGTTGATGGTGGCAAGATTAATCCTGAAAGTGGTATGCCTTGGTGTAAAGAAATTGGCATCAGAACTTTTAGAGATATTATTAATAGCACTTTTGGTCTTGATCCAAACGACACCTCACCAGAGGCAGCCATGAAAAGAAAGGTCAATGACTTAAACGTACTTGATGGTGCAGAGTTTTGTGTCAAGGTAGCCGTTGAAAAAGGTAATAATGGTTATGCAGATAAGAATAAGATGATGGTTGCTCTTGCTGTGAATAGCAATGAGTATATTGGTTCTGCACAAGCACCTCAAACTAACAACCAACAACCTCAACAACCCAATGGTAATAGCCCATTACCACCTTGGGCAAAGAAGTAGGTTTCTAGGTTTCTAGCGGCAGGACTACTTTCTCGTCTGCTAGAGTCGGTTTGGGTAGCACCGATGCCGCAAAGCTACCCATTTAACTAGGAAACAAACATGATTTTAAGACCATACCAAGAAGTAGCAGTAGAGGATGCCTCAACTGCACTAGACAAACATAAAAACACAATTGTAGTTGCACCAACTGGTGCAGGCAAAACAATTATGTTATCTGCCCTAGTTGGCAAGAGATACAAAGTAGGTAACAAGGTTCTTATTCTGCAACACAGAGATGAGTTAGTAAGACAGAATAGAACTAAGTTTTCTAAGGTTAATCCTAACATTACGACTAGCATTGTTGATGGGTCAGAAAAAGACTGGTCTGGCAATACGATATTTAGCATGGTGCAAACGCTATCAAGAGAGAACAATCTAAACAACATCAATCACTTTGACTTAGTTGTGGTTGATGAAAGTCATCATGCAGTAGCAGATACATATATGCGTATCATTGACAAAGTTAAACAAGCAAATGAATCAGTAGAGATTGTTGGCTTTACTGCAACACCTAATCGTGGAGACAGAAAAGGTCTTAAAAAAGTATTTACCAACTGCTCACATCAAATTGAGATTAACACATTAATTAGAGAAGGCTTCTTAGTACCACCTAAAACATACGTTGTTGATGTAGGTGTGCAGAAAGACTTACAAAATGTTCGCAAGACAGTAATTGATTTTGATATGTCAGAAGTTGAAAAAATTATGAACAAACGTGCCATTAATGAGAAGATTGTTCAAGAATGGCAAGACAAGTCTGGTGAAAGAAAGACAGTTGTTTTTTGCAGCACAATCACTCATGCACAAGACGTTTGCGATGAGTTTAGGAAGAAAGCCATAAGAGCAGAAATTGTAACTGGTGATACACCAAGCGAACAACGTAAAGAAATATTACATGATTTAGAACATGGTGATGTCCAGGTTGTGGTCAATGTTGCGGTATTAACAGAAGGCTTTGATGCACCACCAATTAGTTGCATTGTTCTTACAAGACCATGTTCATATAAGTCTACGATGGTGCAGATGATTGGTCGTGGTCTGCGAACAATCAGTCAAGAAGAATATCCTGGAGTAATCAAGAAAGATTGTATCGTTTTAGATTTTGGCACAAGCGTTCTTACACATGGATCACTTGATGAAGGTGTTGATCTTGATGGTGCTCAAGCAAACGTAAATGGAGCAACACCACTTAAAAACTGCCCAGAGTGTCAATCTGAAATCCCATTATCATCAAGAGAATGTCCTATCTGTGGACATGAGTTTGGTACTCAAGACAAAGAAGTTCTTGATAACTTTACTATGACAGAAGTTGATCTTATTGATAGATCACCATTTAGATGGCTTGACTTGTTTGAAAACAATAGATGTATGATGGCAAGTGGTTTTAATGGATTTAGTCTTGTCGCACATTTAGATGACCTATCTGTGGCTCTTGTAAAGCGTAATAAAGGGCGTTTAAGGGTTGTTAGCGTTGGAACTAAGGAACAAGCAGTTGCGTCTGCTGATGACTTTCTAAGAGGCATAGAAGATGGTGATGGTTCAAAGAAAGGTAAGAGATGGTTAAATCAAGGTGTGAGTGTAAAGCAGAAAGACGCATTAGCACAATTAGGTCAGTTTGTTAGACCTATGGATTTTAGTTGGAACAAATACAAAGCAGCATGTTGGTTAAATTATTTGTGGAATAAAAAAGAAATTGATGCAAAGATTTTAAGCTATTACGAAGGAGATGATAATGCAACGTAGTGAAGCATTGAAAAAAGTAGACTTAATTATTAATGGACCAAGAGCTAAATCTCATGGAGATGCTACAGAAACACATACTTATATAGCTCAAATATGGAATATATTATTAAGAAAAAAGTTAAAAGAACCACTTGATATACATGATGTATATAGAGCTATGATTGGCATTAAACAAATTAGAAACAGTCAGAATCCAAAAGTCGATGACAACATGATTGATATTATTGGATATGCGGCATTAGCAATAGAGGCAAAAGATGGCAAGAATGGTAATTGAATACACTATCCAAGAGGAAAATAAAGTTGGTATTGAAAACTTTAAAGATGGCAAGATGTTTGTTCAGTTTAGTTTTGATGATCACCCAGACGTTACTGCACATAAGATGCAAGATGCGTTGATTAATGTGATGGATAAAAATAAAGATTACGTTTTAAGTATAGTCTTCATTGCTAAATTTGAAGGCGTAACAATGGCAGAGGGTGCTCTGTATAAAGAAGGAGAAGGTAGATGGATAAACCCACAATCGGAGACGATTCACTAAAAAATTTAACTCAATTATTTACAAGATTTGGTTGGGATAAAAAGTTAAGCGAACTAACTGAAGATGAGATAGTCGCAACAATATTGATTATGCAATTTTCAAAAAGGATAGATTCAGATGAACAATATACAAAAGACAGACTCGACAAATTACTTCTTGAGTATGTCTATGAAAAGCAAGACGACACAATCAATGAAGACGAAATACCTTTTTGAAGAAGTTATTGACGAAACTATTGTAAACAAAAACAGAAAAGAGCCTAGACGTAAGTATTTAGGTGCATCAATGTTGGGAGATAAGTGTGCAAGAAAGATACAGTATATTTATACTGGCTGCGAACCTGATGAAGAAAAAAAGTTTAATGCTAGAACTTTAAGGGTCTTTCAGTTTGGACATGAGATAGAAACAAGTATGGCTGGTTGGATTAGAAATGCAGGATTTGACATAAGAACTATGGATAGTAATGGCGAACAATTTGGATTTTCCATAGCAGATGATGAGATCAAAGGACACATAGATGGTGTAATTTGTTCTGGCCCTTTGAATGTAAGTTATCCAATGTTATGGGAATGTAAGTCTGCTAATGAGAAAAAGTTTAGAGATTTTAAGATGAAAGGTATAAAAGCTAATCATACTTATGAGGTTCAAGTTGCGTTATATCAAGCATATATGGATTTAACAGACAACCCTTGTTTGTTCACAGTTATTAACAAAAACACTAGCGAGATATTCTATGAGCTTGTTCCTTTTAATCAAGAATTAGCACAGTACGCTAGTGATAGAGCAGTTGATATATTAAGAGCATCAAAGCAAAATGAAATGCTACCTAGAATAGCACAGAATAGAGATGTATTTGATTGTAAATGGTGTCAGTTTGCAGACACATGTTGGGAAGATGGTTGATGGTGACACAGAAGGTAGCAAAGTGCCACCATCAAGGGGGATGGTAATGAACATTATAAAGTTTGGCAATAGTAAAAGAACTATGGATGCAAAGGAATTAGTTGAACTAATTAGTGAGAGAGTTCCTGCAAATGTTCAGATTAATTTATTAAAAGACACTTATCCACAAGGGGTTGTTAGAGGAGATCAATTCACTATTGGTTCACTTGGTGGTGAGGCAGGCAAGTCTTTGAAAATAGATATTAATCCCAAATCCCCATACTTTATGAAAGGTCAAGACTTTAATGGTTCTGATGGTGTTGGAGGTATTGTTAAGATATTGATGGAGGGCAGAAATATGAAGTTGCCTGAAGTTAAAGAGTTCTTTGATGATTATTTGAGTGATGACGCACCAAGACCAGTTGAAAAGATTAGTTCTATTGTTGATCCAAACATACAACAAATAAATTTAAACACACCATACGATAGCGAACATAAATATCTTAATGCACAAGGTGAGTTATTATGTCTCGTTCGTAGGTATAACACTAAAGATAATGATGGTAATCCAGTTCTTGATGGACATGGTAAGCCGAAGAAAGAATTTAGACAATTTACTGGTGGCAGTAATTATCCAAAGATGCCAGACGTTAGACCTTTGTACAACATACCGAACATTGTGGCATCAGAAAAGATAATATGGGTAGAGGGAGAGAAATGTGCAGATGCACTTAATGGGCTTGGTTATACTGCTACATGCACTATGGGTGGTGCGGGTATGCTTTCAAAGAAATCTGCAAATCTATTTGACTTTTCTCCGTTGCATGAGAAAGAACTGATAATATGGCCAGACAATGATAATGCAGGTCGTAAATTAGCAGAACTTGTCCAAGAACTTGCATTAAACGCTGGTGTTAAATCAGTTACTACACTTACACCACCAAGAGGTAAGCCAGAAAGATGGGATGTTGTTGATGCAGTTGCAGAGCAATTTAATATAAATGAGTTTTTAAACACCAATGTTAAGCAAGTAAAAAAGAACATTAATCTTCTTGACGATAGTTTGTTAATAAACAGATTTGTTGGCGATGCACCAGTACAGAAGTTTCTAATAGCGAACACATTGCCATTAGCTGTGCCAATTATATTCTCTGCTGCAGGTGATAGTGGTAAAGGTATGATGACTCTTGATCTAGCCATGAAAGTATCAAGTGGTCAACCAATGTCAGAATCATTTGGTGGCACAATAAGTGAGTTTGGTAATTCAATTATATTTACTGCTGAAGATGATGAGGCAGAGATGCACAGAAGAATAGAAAGACTTGATATAGACAACCAAAGATCAAGCTACGAGCATGAACTGCGAATCGTGAGTTTGCCTAATGTTGGTGGTGTATTTCCCATACTACAAGAAACACATGATGGCTACAGAACAAGTGATGAATTTGATAAACTTTACGAACAAATACTGCAAATGAAAGATTTAAAACTTATAGTTTTTGATCCATTAGCATCTTTTGTTCACGCAGATGTTAATGCAGATCCAGCGGCGGGTGCAGCACTAACTGGATTACTTGCACAGATAGCTACAGAAACTGGTGCGTCAGTTATTATGTGTCATCACATGACAAAGATTAAAGAAGACACAGTTGTTAGTACGCCTGAACAAGCAAGAAATATGATTAGAGGTACGTCAGCATTGGTTGATGGTGTTCGTTGTGCCTTTGCATTATGGCAAGTAGATGAGGCAACTGGCAGAAGACGTTGCCAAGATTTAGGCATAGATTATCAAAGAAATAAATGCTTTGATGGTGCAGTAGTAAAATCTAATGGTCCAGCAAACAGAAACATTAGGCATTTCATTAGAGATGAGTTTAGTGGATTGTTGTTAGATAGAAGTGATGATATTTCAAGATTACATACTGGCTCTAATAAAGAGATAAAAAAGAGTGCATTGTTTAATTGGATTGCAGATTGTGAAAGAGAGGGTAGGGCTATGACACAACAGTCTGGTGCAGACGCTATCTTACAACGTATGTCTGCTGATACAGATGCACCAAACGTGCTTAATAATTGCACACAACGTATGATTGATGGTCTTGTTAGAGAATTGATACAAGAGGGTAGAATCGCCAAGTATTCATTTAGCACAAGTGGTGGTCGTAAGTGGCTTGGCACAATAGATGGCGATATGAGTAGAGGTGAATACGAGGCCACTACTGCGAGGGATAATGTATAAACTTCCAGACAATAATTGTGTAATTAGCTTTAGTGGTGGCAGAACTAGTGGCTTTATGTTGAAACAAATCATTGATAACAACAATGGTCTACCAGATAACGCAGTGGTTTGTTTTGCGAACACTGGCAGAGAGATGCCACAAACACTTGAGTTTATTAATGATTGTTCGCTCAACTGGGGAATGAAAATTGTCTGGTTAGAATATGATTTGAATGATGAGAACAAGCATATATTTAAAGTTGTAGACTATGAAACTGCCAGTAAGAGAGGCGAACCATTTGATAAATTAATAAATAAGCATCAGATGTTACCTAATCCATTAGCAAGATTCTGTACTGGTAGTTTGAAAAGAGACACTATAAGTAAATATTTAAGAAGTCTTGGTTGGAAGAGATGGCACAACATCATGGGCATAAGGTCGGATGAGAAGCATAGATGCAAAGATGGTTTTCAAAATGGCTTCTATCCACACTATCCAATGGTTGAAGCTAATCACAGTTTGCGTGATGTAGATCACTTTTGGAGCGAACAATCTTTTAAACTTAACTTACCAGTTGTTAAAGGTAAAACCATCAAAGGTAATTGTGATTTGTGTTTTCTTAAATCTGAATCACAACTTGCATCTATGGTCAGAGATCACCCAGACTTAGCTCAATGGTGGATCGATGCCGAACAAAGACTTAACAAAAGGTTTGAACGTAAGAGAAGCATGAAAGAGTTTGCTAAATTTGTTAATGCTCAACAAGATTGGATATTTAATAATGAGGCTTATCTTTGCCAACAAGATGGTGGGGAGTGTACAGGTTGAAGATAGTAGATTTATTTAGTGGTATAGGTGGATTTAGTTATGCCGCCGAACAAATAGTAGGTGGCTTTGAGACAATAGCTTTTGTTGAACAAGATGAATATTGTCAAAAAGTCTTGCGTAAACATTGGCACGATGTACCAATATATAGTGATATAAGGAGTTTTAATGCAAAAGAATACAAAGACGCAGACATCGTTGTTGGAGGATTCCCATGTCAACCCTGGTCGGTTGCAGGATCTCAAAGAGGCAGCGAAGATGACAGAGATCTCTGGCACGAAATGGTTAGGGTTATTGAAGACATACGGCCTAGATGGATCATTGGCGAAAATGTGTCAGGCTTTGTTACAATGCCAATGGGTCTCAGAAGAAGTCTCGTTGACTTGGAAAGTATTGGGTACAAAGCCATACCATATCTTATTCCAGCTGCAGCCGTCGATGCCAAACATAGACGAATGCGATGCTGGATTGTGGGCTACTCCGAACACGATGGATCATCTACCACCACGTTCAGAGGAGGGAACAACCAAGTTAATGGAAGGTCAACGCAAGGGCAGAACCAAACCAGCGAACTTGAGGGAGCAAGTAGACGAACAGACAATGAGTTTGTACAAACAGACATCTTCGACCTTATGGCCAACACCGACAACACAAGAGATAGAACACCCGCAAGCGGATTTGACACCGAACAACAGACGTTTGAGCAAGGACGGGCAGACATCTCACAGTTTGAACCTAGCGGACAGCGTGAAGATGTATCCAACACCGAGAGCAAGGGATTGGAAAGACGGATACACAGTACCGCCGTCAGTTCAAAAGGGAACGAGAGCACACACTTTGGGAACATTTGTAGCAGAGAAAGAATCAATGTGGCCGACACCGACAACAAAGGGGTACGGACATGCATCAATGGGTCAGACGATGATCTTCCGAAAGAAGGTGGAGAGGGGAGAGTTGACCGAACAACAAGCACAACAGATGCTAGGTTGCACACTAAGACCACCAAGAATGGAGAAATGGGATTATCCCAAAAAGGAGATGTTCCCTACGCCATCGGCAAACGAAGATGCAGCGGGTCGACCAGGGGGGAAGATGCAAAAGATGTTAGGCAACCATCCTTCCGTGAGAGACCAGTCCTCTGGAACGCTGAACCCAACGTGGGTAGAGTGGCTAATGGGGTATCCAACAGGGTACACCGACTTAGATGTTTAGGGAATAGTATCGTTCCACAAGTGGTAGCTAG